TGCGTGTTTGGATTGTAATTTGAAACGTGGAACGATGGATGCTGAGAGATTTAGAATGGGGAAGCAATTCACATTTCGGAAGGTGGAATAGAAATTATATTACTAATATCTGGGATATTATTCTCTTTAATATATAGTAATAACTCGAATGAGGTCGAATATCATTACAAGAAAACACAAATATAAAAAACGACATGTATGTAATAATAGTAGTAAGCGTCGATTTCGAAATTCAAAATGCGATTTAGTCAATAAAAGAAAAAGGTCGTCAGGTAAAATGAAAGGTGGTGGTGATGGTAATTGGGATTGTACATGCAATTTACTTAACGCTGAATTACCTGACGCTGAATTACATAAATTCAATTTACCTACAATGAATGAAATAAAAGAACCAATCGAATACGTCGATTCACAGCATATAGATAAAAATGTTACACCATCTCTAAACGAGTTACAATCGCAACCGCAACAACAATCGCAACCGCAACAACAATCGCAACAACAACCGCAACAACAATCGCAACAACAATCGCAACAACAATCGCAACAACAATCGCAACAACAATCGCAACAACAACAGCGACAAATACTAGAACTTTTAAGCCACAATTTATCATTAGTACAAGAACAGATACAACAAATACAGACACAACAACAACAACAACAACAACAACAACAACAACCATCACAAGGACTACAACAAGCATTAGAAACACAACTAAAAGAACAACTACAACAACAACAACAATTAAAACAACAACTACGCCTAGGATATCAACAATTACAACAACAACAACAACAACAACAAGGCATAACTCTTTCTCCCGCAATACAATTAAGAAGAGTTCCAGCAAATATCCAATCTATGGTGGTACCCAATAATACACAAGTAGACGAAGACGACTCCTCTGAATCAGAGGACGAGCAGTTACATACTGCTCGTCGCAGTAGTAGTCATGATACATTAGATTCCAATACACACTATTTCAATACACACAATTTCAAAAGAAAACAGAGTGCCAGAGGCCAAAATTCACAACTTCCGAGTATCCCTATGGATACTCATGACCACCTCTTTCGTACATCGCAAAGACTACAACGACCGGGCGAGGCACACCCTCCTCCTCCTCCCGTATCAGAAAAAAAATTTCGCCGCACCGCAAGTGTCCCTTTGAATCCACTACACATGATGGAACTCGTAACACCCCCGACGACGAGCGTAACGGGTTTATATTCTAACAATTTAGAATTTAGGGAGGATGGAATAAAAATTAAAATAAATGATAAAATTAAAGACCTCGGTTTTCATCAAGGCGACAGTATAACATCAATAAACGGTGAAAAGATAAGTGAGTTAGTTCAAGAAGGGAGAATTGACATTAGGAATAAGGAACTAAATCTAAGGACATTCAAAGAGCTAACACAGGGTATCCCAGGTGATCATGTACAATTTATCGTAAGTAATAATAAAGTAGATGATGAAGATAAAATACGTGTGGTTAGGATTACATTAAGGCCACCATCATTAGAACAAACCGGACAGCAAGCCCAAAGTATAGCTACCTCAACAAGTAATATCAGAAGACACGGCGGTCATAATTTTAGAGGCGGCGGCAAAAAAACGGTATCTCGACGTAAAAAACATGTAACTAGAAGAAAGAATAATAAAAAGAAACATACAAAAAGGAGGAAGGTGATGGTGGGTGGGGCGTTGCCAGATGGATGGGAAACTATGTCAGACGGAGATAAAATAGGTATTATTTCCAAAAATAAATTAGAACCAGATGTTTTTAGAGAAATACAAAATTACGAAACACAGAAAGGAAATCAGGTAATTATTCAAGCGTTATTAAACCGCGAACGTCAATATCCGCAGGCTCTATCATCTCCACGCGATAGTCCGATGCTTGAGTTAGCCTCAATCTTTTTAAAACAAAATAGAGATAGCGATACAGGTCCGACGAAATCGGGGTCGGGGTCGACATTAGGAGGAAACGCATTTGTACCTAGCCCACATGAAAATTTGGTTACTGTTAGCCCGAGAGTAGCTAGTTGGCAAACAACATCATATCTAGAACCGCCGGCTAGTGTATCATCATCTCCCCGCGCAGAGGGGGGTTCCCTAGAATCAGCACAGTTTTTTTCACCGCCACCGCCACCGCCGGCTAGTGTAGCATCATCTTCCCGCGCAGAAGAGGTTTCCCGAGAATCAGCACAGTCAGCAGAGATTTTTTCATCGCCACCACCCTTATATCAACCACCGCCATCGCCACCGCCGGCTAGTGAATCATCATCTACCCGCGCAGAAGAGGTTTCCCGAGAATCAGCACAGTCAGCAGAGATTTTTTCACCGCCACCGGAATCAGATAAACCATCGCCAGCGCCAACGTCACAACAACAACAACTAGAAAATGAACAACAACAACAACAACAACAACAACAACAACAACAAGGCACCGAACAACAACAACAAGGCACCAAACAACAATCGCAACCTACACAGCCCCGTACTGTTATTTGTAACTGTCGCCGAAAATCAAAACCACAAAAATCAAACTCACCGGAATTACAAGTAGCGCCAAAACCTCCTCCCAGTAGGATCAATGCTTTTTTAGAAAAAATTAAATCAAAATTTTCCACTCCTCCTCCCTCCTCCTCCCCCCTCCCCGATTATGTAGGTGAATCTGTGTAGCCCAAAACTTTCAACACACGTTATTTATCTCTCACGCATACAACTTGCTATCCTCCACATTTCGAGTGACCTCCTTAATGAACTTATCTGTATCCAGAAGCTCGACGATATTATCCGCCCAGTTTTTCCGATACCGAAACAAGAACCCGACTAACCCCGCCATCGTTATCGTTTTCTTCTGAATGTGCTCGTAAAATCGGTCAAAGTCGCGGTCGATTTCCTCCGCGGTCATTTCTTCCTTTCGCATCATATCACGGAATAAATGTTTGACATCCACCTTCTTCGGATAGTTCATATGAATAATCATATCTGTCCGTCCCTGACGCAGCAACGCATGATCCAAATTCTCCGGATGATTCGTTGTAATGAATGCGATGAGACCTTTACGGGAAAAAACACCGTCGAGCAAATTCAAGAGATGGCTGAATGTGAATTGACTCTTGTTTTCGGTGGAACTTGTGCGCTTCTCGAAAAGACAATCAATATCTTCGAAAAGGAGGATAGACTTCGGTGGAATATCGCGGAACGCCGCCAACGCAGTATTATTATCCACATCATGATTGATCGAAAAGATACAAAGACTATATCCGATCTCTCGACACATCGCTTTAATAATACTTGTCTTTCCACTTCCAGGAATACCTGTAAGTAGATAGTTCTTCTTATACGGAATCCCAAACTCGTCGTACTCCTTCTCCTTCTTCAAAAAATCCGTAATATCGGTGCGGAGTTTCAGTTTCAGTTTTTCATCGAAATAAACGGTATCGAGCGTACGCGATGGGATTTTATTGTAGCGCATCCACTCGCCATATTTCGACATGACGAACACATGGAGCTTCGAATCATCTTGTTCGTTGTTTTCGAGGAAGTTGTCGCTTTCGCGGTAAAAATGGTGGAAAATTTCGGGGGAATCGGTAAGAATCGTCATCGACTCGAATTTCTCTGCGCCGTCGTGACATCCGACAGTTAGGTCTTCTTGGCGGTATAACAGATGGAACTCAGTTGTTTTCGCTGGGTCGGTCTTCGTTGCGGGTACCGTATATGTATATTTGTATTCACCGTAACCCATCTGTGCGTAGCAGAAATCGTCCTTGTCGTATTTGTATGGGCGGCGGCGGAGCTTGATTGGGGTCGGGGCCGGTTTTGTTGTTTCAGGATTAGTGACATAATTCACAGTCGGTGGCAAATATACCAAATTATTTATCGTGTGATACACATAGAGCAACATTTGATTGATGATACCTGGGCTATCCGTATAATATTGATACTGTCCTACGGGCATTTTCTTCAAGTCGATCACGAGTTTCGTCATGGTTCGGTCGGATCCGGCATCACTGTCGGTATCACCGACATCCGACGATTTTAACATCGCATTTGCTAACTGATATTGGGTTTCGTCGTTGGTTTTAGGAGATTCAGAATCGGCACGTTCGAGAGATGACATAACAAATTTAATATTACTATAATACAATATTGAATACGATTTATATCATATTATATGCCCGCAATTCGGAATACAAAAAATAAAAGGAAAAATATACGTAAGCAATATACAATAAAAGGAGATATGAAAAAGGCTTCCAAAATATCAGTTCCTATGATGAAAGATGCGTTGATAACAGAAGATACTGTGTATAGATACTGGTTATCACGTATTTGGAACGAAGATAAACCCCGTATAATATTTATTATGTTAAATCCCTCTACTGCGGATCATATGATTGACGACCCTACCATTAAAAGAGTCATTCAATTTTCGATGGATTGGGGGTATGGTGGCGTGTATGTTGTGAATTTGTATGCGTATCGTAGCACAAAACCCAAAGGACTTGAAACTACATCTGACCCAGTAGGTCCAGAAAATAGAAAACATATACTAACACTTATTCAAAACAAAGAACTTAAAGTCGATAGAGTTGTTTATGCGTGGGGGAATGGAGAAAAAGAGCCCGATTGGCTACGTGAAATTGTAAAAGAACCGTTCTGTATTGCTCTTTCCAAAAAAGGAATACCCAGACATCCATTATATTTAAAGGGTGATTTACAACCAACAATATATGTAAGAGAATCATGTTCAGAAGAATAAATCGGGCGAAAACCGATGGAAATCGGGCGAAAACCGATGGAAATCGGGCGAAAACCGATGGAAATCGGGCGAAAACCGATGGAAATCGGTTTAAATACTAACCCTTTATGTTTATTACACGACTTCATCACACAGAATCAAATGTTGGCTTGTCAGCATCCTCCCAACAATACACCTCCATCGTTTCACTCACCACATACCATCGCCCTAGCACATGGAACCAGTATCTATAACACACAAAACGACCTTCTTCTTCATAAAGTCCTGCGGTTCTACCATGAAAACGGCGGCGAAAATATGGAGAAAATGCTCGCCGTGATCAACGGAACCACGAATATATCTCTCCGTATTATGGACTGGTTTGTTACGAATTATTCGAAGAAGCATTATACGGTCTATGACCTCGAAGGCAGCGGAACACCCCCCAAACGTTTCAAGGTCTATGTTGATTATAAGTTGAAGCTTCGCGCATATTCGAAGAAACGGTTCGACCCTTTCTGCCGCTGGGAACGAATCAACGTTCCGCATATGGGCGGGAATACGTATATTCAAACCACACTCGGGCAGCTGAATTTCTTTAAATGGGCGATCGAGAATCAGGTGCTTCGGTATATCCACGAGAATTATTCGGTCATCGAATCAGACATGAATATCCGGAACAACACGTCGCGTAAGATGGCGAAGTCGCATCAAACTTCTTCGGCAACTGTAGATGGATGTGAAATAAAGATGGCCGACGCCGCCGCCGACGCCGCCGCTGCTGCTGATGCAGCTGCTACAATCTGCATCACCGAGAAAGTGATGACGAAACCGAAAAACCGGAAGAAACGCGAGGAATTATCGTCTTCCGCAACAAAAAGTATTAAGAAAGAATTCGTGGATATCGTCATTACATTCGATTGATACCGATATTGAGAAGGAGAGTCCGTAAATTAGATAAAAACAAATAATATTGTTAGTATAACTAAGAACATTATTCCGCGATGGGTAACCAAGTCAGCCTCGTTCCAAAAGTTAGCTATGAAGACATCCAAATGGTCGTATATCGAAATTCGCATGTCCAACATTCAACACTACTCATTAATACGATGCCTTCTACCTTACAACACTGTCTTATAAAAACAACGCTGGATATTCGTTTCGAAGAACGTGTTATAAATGCCCTCATTCACAAAACACCCAATATTATGATTATTGTTTATGGTAAAAATTCAAATGATATTACGATATTACACAAATATGACCAGCTGGTGAAACTCGGATTTACGAATGTTCATATCTACACCGGCGGTATATTCGAATGGATGCTTCTTCATGAAATCTACGGAAAAGAACTGTTTAAAATAACAAAATACGAAATCGATATTCTGCGTTATCGGCCAAAGTCGGTATTATTGGCTGCGATGGGCGGGATTGGCGGCTATATCGAAGACGGGGGTGGTGGTGGCGTAGGAAGCGAGACACGATATCCGAGAGATTTTAATAATGATAATAATAATAATAATAATAATAATGATAATAATAATGATAATAATGGCGATGATATTCGTATTCATATTCCAGATGAAACAACTGATCACGACAACGGGGGCAACGGCGGTGGAGGCATTATCGCAACAGGAATAAAATGGTTGTTCGGTTCATAAAAAACCAATATAAAAGTCGAATCATATGAATTACCATAAAGACACACACATACACACGCCTGAATGAAAATCTTCGTTCTTCACTATTCCAAACTGACCGACCGTAAGCGTCATATTATACAACAGTTTGAACGTCATGGTATCACCGAATACGATTTCATCGAGAAGTTTGATAAAGACACAATCACCGATGAAGAATGTCCCGAATTCAGCCGCGAGTATATCACCAGGCGCCGTGCGGAATTATCACTCCATCTTAAACATATATACTTATACCGATTGATTATTCGAGAGAATTATGATGAAGTTCTCGTATTTGAAGATGACGTGATTCTCTCGACCGGTTTCATGGAAATTCTAGCGCGATACATGACACAATTACCGAAGGATTATGACATGTTATTTATTGGAGATGGTTGTAATTTACATATTCCAAGAAGCATGCAGACGCCGAATCAGTATATTTATGAAAAATGCCTTCATGAAACTGCTTGGGGCGGCAACGGTGCGGCAAAATGTACCGATAGTTATATTATTAGCAACGTGTGTGCGAAAAAGATATGCGACTACATCGACGAGACTACTTCGACGAAGAAGATCGACCTCCCTGCGGATTGGTGGCTGAATGAAGTTGCGAGAGATCTATCCTTGAAAGTGTATTGGGCAGAGCCGACGATTGTAACACAGGGCTCGCAGAATGGCATGTATTCTAGGTCGTTGTAGAACTTATGAGAACATCTTCGTATAATACGCGAGTTCTAATTTTTCATATTTGAGTTCGCCTTTATCATGCCTGTCCTTGAAATCGGCCAACGCTGTAACCAACAATTGTAATGAAATATCTGACCATTTCTCTACAATAAGCACCGGTAATCCTTCGAACATTTCGTTGAATACCGTCGAACGAACTATCGGAATACAGCCGCATAATAACGCTTCCCATGTTCGATGACAATCCATTCCATTTCCGAAGGGTGATAATACGAATGCGAACCCGGTCATGTTCCGCCATGTTTGTATTCGTGGGATGAAAGTCGTTTGCTGAGAGATTAATTCCGAGGGTATTGCTCGAATCGCGTCGACCCGGTCGTTAAAACGGTCAGGGCACAGCATAACATTTGAGTATATACGTATTTTACGCTGATGAAAGGGTTTCATGCTTTCACGGATTTCGCGAATAAGTGTACGTTCTTGGTCAAGTGGTGTGTAAGCATTATCATTCGCGTTATCTACCCATCGATGGCTTGGATTCGCAAGAATCGTATGATAATCCAACCCGATAGGGATTTGTCGCAGTTTTTGTGTTACAATTTGTATTGCGTCTTCTAGTGTTTTCGGCGCATCTTCGGATTTAAATATCGCGGCATTTGCGGCCCAAAGTTTGGCAGTCTTCTCTTTTAGAAACGCACGACATGCTTGAATATCCATGTTCTGAGAGAATAACCCACGCAAGTTTGGATTCAACATAAACATCGCGAACATATTATGTTTCTCTCGCGGCACCGTTTCATGAAACATCGTTCGATCGCCGTCGCCGCATACTATATAATAAGGAACCTTGATTTGATTCGCATAAGTTTGTATGAATTCATAGAACGCATCACAACATATGTATATGGACACAGGCATCGTTCTCTCATCTCCGTCTTGTAATTGTTGAGCTATAAACGTACGAACATGTTCCAAGTCATTTGGGCTACTCGACCGTGGGTTCGATGAATGGGATGAACATGATTTCAATAAACCACGACTAGATACGAACTTACACGCGGCTTCGTGTGAAGATGTAGCTAGAGACATCAGGCAAAGAATAAGAATAAGAATAATAAAAAAAGGATTATGATTCAATAATGATATACTGAATCATAATATTTAATTCGTTTATTACGCAGACGCAGAGGCAGAGGCACGGAGCATCAATCCCCGTATAAATTCAGTAATAGACTCCATTCTATGTGACATGATCGTCGGGGTTTTATCTTCATTCGCGGGCAATTCAAGAAGCGGACAGTTTTTTGAGCGTATCCAGTCCTCGTGATACTTATGGCATCTCTCAATATACTCTGGCTGTATTGTTTCGCCGGCCCGCGCGCGCTTGTGAATACGTTCCACACAAACATCCGGTGACGCATGAATGTATACGATCCCTCCCAAAGGTACATCCGTCAAGAATTCATCAAACCATAGTGTGTAAATCTGTAATTCATCATGTGAGATGTCTCCAGTATCATACAACATTTTGGCGAACACATTCCTGTCCGTTTCCACGCTTCGCTCCGTAATAATCAACTTGATTTTCGGGTCTTTCACTGCCTTGCGAACTAATGCGAGGCGCGAAATATACGCCATCATCTGGAATTTGAACGCATATGCGCGAATATCTTTGTACATGTTGGTCAGAATGTTCACTCCGTCCTTGTCACACACCTGATTCCATAATGCGACGGGTTCGTCTAAAAAACACACTTCATCGTGAAACGATGTTATATTCGGAAATATTGGCGCGTCATCGCTGCTAGAGTTATTAATTCCATTTTTCAAATATTCTTCGTATTCTTCGCATGTAGTTGATTTTCCTGATCCGATATTTCCGTCAAAGCTTATAATAAGAGGAATCGGCATTTACCGTAATACGAATCACGACCGACGGCGCTGATATACAATACACCGTTATATTTAATTCAATTTACACACGCGATTTCGGTTGTAATACTTATATCGCTAAAATTGATATAAATGTTAATACATAATGTTAATGTATTGACGTTGAATATACGTGAAACACTTGCCGAATCTAAACGAATACTATGACGACTACTTCCGCAACCGATACGACACTCTGTCAAGTCAAGCTTACCGGCGAAGAATGGAATGGAATCGAAATTATGGAGCCAGAAGATGAAATGCGTATCTTGAAACTTATTATTGACGGGTTTCACGATGTGAATCATGTATTCAATCTTCATATGTCGCTTCTTTCACGATTGAAAATCACACTTACGCCGGAGATCGAAGATCACTTATTTCATGAATATTTCAAAAAACGTGTTGATCGTGTGATCAGCCAGCTGAATATACAGATCGATTGTGCGACAACGGTGGTGGCGACGGCGACGGCGACGGCGGTGGCCAACTTTGAAATCCGCGCCAAATCAAAGAACACGATGAAAAAGGTGGATTTGATGAGAATTCACAATATGAATACGACATTTGGTGGTTCCGGTGATACATTCGACCATCATATCATGAATACAATAGAAGCCATCGTTGAAACAAAAAATACAACGACCGGCGGCGGCGTCGGCGTCGGCGTCGGTGGCGTCGTCACGGGGCCGAATGAATGGATGAAGCATTATTATACGCTTAAACTAATGCTTCAGAAGTCGGTCGTCGGCGTGAATTCTCATATTATCGATTTTGCGAACTACGTTATCGAGTTATTCAAAGACCAAGTTCAAATGATCGGGTTTCTTCGTAATGCTTATCGGTTCATCGAACAAAATGATGCCGTATTCAAATACGCTGATTTCCAATTATACGACCATCAAAAACAATTATTCACCGTTGCGAAACGACCCCAAGCCAAGCTGATTCTTTATATCGCGCCAACAGGCACCGGAAAGACGCTTTCACCGCTTGGATTATCGGAAAAATACAAGATTATTTTCGTATGTGCTGCTCGACATGTAGGGTTGGCGCTCGCGAAGGCCGCGATATCCATGAAGAAACGTATCGCATTTGCGTTCGGGTGTAGCAATATCGACGATATTCGTCTTCATTATTTCGCGGCGAAGGAGGCCATTCGCGACAAACGCAGCGGACGTATTCGCAAAGTAGATAATAGCATCGGTGATAATGTCGAAATCATGATTTGCGATATTCGGTCTTACTTGCTTGCGATGCGGTATATGATGGCGTTTCATCCGCTTGACCAGCTATTGATGTATTGGGATGAACCGACCATATCGATGGACTATCCCGAACACGATCTTCATCCGATTATTCATCGCAATTGGAGCGCGAATTTGATTCCGAATGTGGTCTTGTCATCTGCTACGATGCCGCGCGAGGACGAAATCGTTGATGTGATTCAGGACTTCAAGGTCAAATTTCACGACAAGGGTGCGGAAGTATATAGTGTTATTAGTCATGACTTCAAAAAGTCGATCCCAATCGTAAATCAGGGCGGATTTATCGAACTTCCGCATTATATGTTTGGTGAAGATTATGACCGAGTGTTGGAATGTGTGGAACACTGTAAAACATACAAGACACTCATGCGGTATTTCGATCTGCGTGAAATTTTGCGGTTTATTGCGTTGGTTACAAAGTCGGTGAATGACGACGAAAGCGACAGCGACGGCGACGACGACAGCGACGGCGACAGCGACGGCGACGACGACAGCGACGGCGAACCCAATAACAAAAAGAAGGAGGACGATGATCCAGATACCGACGATAACCGCGGCCTTATTTTAACCTCTCAGCGATACCTTCCAGAAAATATGTTTGCCGATATTGGCGAAATCACGATGACAAGTATTAAGGAATATTACTTACTTCTTCTTGAAAATATCCGCCCGAAATACTGGCCTCGTGTATATGAAGCGTTGATTGGGGTTCGTCGCCCGAAATTCGAGTCAGTTGTTAATCTGTCCACGAGTGATGCGCATACACTCACCGACGGACCCACGATTTATCTTACCGAAAATGTCGATAAGGTGGCCGCGTTTATGCTTCAAATCGCAAAAATACCGAGTGTCGTTATGAGTGATATCATGGAAACGATCGATTTCAATACACGCGTTATCGAAGAACTCGCAAAGACCGAAAAGCTGATTAAGGATTTAGAAGGCGAATCTGCGGCTGAAACTAGCGGCGGTGGTGGTGGCGGTGGCGGTGGTGCCGACGAGAAGAAAACGCGGAAATTCACATCAGATACTCGCGTCAATCCTGAAACCGAACGACTTCATATTAAAGTGGAAGAATTGAAGAAATCCGTCAAATATACCGCGCTTCATGAACTCTTTGTACCGAACAGGTTAGAGCACCTTAAACGTTGGACGAAGCGTACCGCAATCACGAACGAATTCACTTCTTTCGTTGAAGATGAGGTGGTCGAGCAGATTATGCTTTTGAATGTCGCGACCCACTGGAAACTCCTCCTTCTCATGGGCATCGGCGCAATCACGAATGCGACCGACCAGAAATATACCGATATTATGAAGACGCTCGCGAAGCATCAGAAATTATACCTGATTATCACCGCAACAGACTATATCTATGGCACGAATTATCAGTTCTGTCATGGATATATTGGCAAGGATTTAGAGGGAATGTCGCAAGAAAAAGCGATTCAGTCGATGGGGCGTATCGGACGCGGTGCGATTCAACAAGATTATACAATCAGGGTGCGTCACGACGCGATTCTGCGCCATATCTTCACCGCGTTGCGAAGCTCGGAGAAACCAGAAGTGTGTGCGATGAATCGGTTGTTCGTTACAGACGCAGCGGAGGCTGATGCGTAGTGAAGCCGACATTACAATATCACCTAACCGAACATCTCTTCAATCAGTTTCTCCATCGTATCATATTGAAATGTCCAGCCCAACTTTTCTCGCGCTTTTGTTGCGTCGCCTAATAAAAATTCAACTTCACATGGACGGAAATATTTGGGGTTTATTTTTACTCGCGTCATGCCGGTGGCTGCGTCTTTGCCGATTTCATCGATCCCTTTTCCACTCCATTCGATTGTAATACCTTTTAACGCAAATGCCTTCTCGATGAAAGTGCGGATCATGTGGGTTTTTCCGGATGCGAGAACGAAATCCTCTGGCTGCTCTTGCTGAAGCATCAACCACATACCATAGACATAGTCTTTCGCATGCCCCCAGTCACGACGACTATCAATATTTCCCAATTCAATATATTCCTGTGTTCCATTTAGAATATTCTGGATTCCGTTTACAATTTTCATCGTAACGAAATTCTCTACACGACGACTACTTTCATGATTGAATAAAATTCCATTTACTGCGTATATACCGTATCCTTCGCGATACACTTTTGTAATATAATGAGCATATACTTTCGCGGCGGCGTAGGGTGAAACTGGATTAAATGGTGTGTTTTCGGTTTGAGGGGTTTCTTTCACCGCACCAAACATCTCGCTTGTACCGGCCTGATAAAATCGAATTCTATTTTTTATGGATGAGGGCAGCGTTCGTATCACTTCTAGGATGCGTAACACACCTGCGCCATCGACATCATTTGTGTATTCTGGTATTTCAAATGATATCGCAACATGGGATTGTGCAGCCAAATTATAAATCTCGAATACTTCAAAGTCCGGGTGTGTTTGAATAATATTGTGTATAAAATTCGATAACCCTGTTGTATCAGTCATGTCGCCATATCTCAGGTTGAGTTTATCGCGAATATGCTCAATTCTAGTACGCGAATATAAGAGGGATGTTCTGCGGACAATACCAAATACCTTATAGTCTTTTTGGAGTAATAATTCACTAAGATATGATCCATCTTGACCGGTGATTCCTGTGATAAATGCGAGTTTCGTCATATTTTCGTAGCGATATTGTTATTATTCATTATTCTTTATATTTTAACGAGAATACTTTTTCGATGAACGTGCGGATGGTCTGCGTTTTTCCACACTTTGGCGGCGCGTGCGTTTACTTTTTCTTTTTTTGTTTGTCTTCGATTTTCGTCTAGAACTACGCCTATCCATAAAATATAATATAGTTATTTTATATTTTATATTTTATATCTATAAACAGTAAAGAATATGAACCGCCCTCCTCGCCGCACCGCACTCCTTGTTGGTATCAACTACAACAACAACCCCGATGCCACCCTAAATGGTTGCTACAACGACGTAGTGAATGTCTCGCAGTATTTACGCACAGTTTTAGGATATTCCGCATCCTCCGTTAGCATCCTCACCGATGGGAATCGTGGTGACGCTGGTGCTGGAACTGCCTCCGCGTTGCCACCCACCCGCCTAAATATCCTCGCGGGTATCGCCGCCCTCGTCGACGGAATGGTCGCTGGCGATGAAGCCGTATTCCATTATTCAGGCCATGGGTCGCTCGTGCGTGATACAAATGGCGATGAAGCAACCGGACTTGACTCATGTCTTTGCCCACTTGATTATAATGCCCCCGCATCCGCCGGAGGTGGCATCATTACTGATGACGAAATCCGTGCGCTTCTCGTGAATAAGGTGCCTCGGGGTGCGCGCCTGTATGTTATCCTCGACTGTTGCCATAATGGCACCGGATGTGATGTGCGTTATAAATACGAGGATTTTAGTTTGCTTCTTAGACCACCGTTGGCCGGACGACCAGCGATTTGGCGAACCCAACAAAAGGCATTTGCCAGCGGAAAATATACCGATACTGCCGGCGAAGTATTCATGATTAGTGGTTCTCGTGATGAACAAACCTCCGCCGACGCATATATCAATAATGCGTTTGCGGGCGCGCTCACCTACGCGGTTTTCGCCATCCTTCGCGCGAATCAAGCCACTATCCAGGGGTATTCATGGAGCTCACTTCTTCGCGATGTCCGCCATTTTATGCGCGCCAACCGTTACACGCAAATTCCGCAGATCATGACCGGACAATTAATTTCTCCGGCACGACCAGTTTTTGCCATCGGGGCGTCGGTAGCCAGAAGTAGGGGAGGTGAAACTGGCGGATTACAACTGAGTTCCGGTTCGGTTGATATCATAACCGCAGGCGGCGGCGGTGGATCTAGGGGTCTCAGCGATTCATCTGCGGCTTTATATTTGTTGTCATCTAAACCAAACTCCGGTGTATCATCACGTCGCATTCCTCTACAATTTTTCATGTGAAGATAATTTTTGAGATTGTATGTGATGGTGGTTCCTCCATAAATATCAATAATAATGAAAAAATGTTATTCGGTTCATGTGAAACCCCAAAATAAATCATCAAAGGTCCTATTACCAGTATATCTAATATACGAATTTTCTGTCATTTAACACCAGACGTTGAAATATAACCAAGGATTAGCCCAAAAATTATAACAGAAATTTCGGTTGTATTCATACTATATATAATATCAAAATTAGAATTTTATGTTTCTGCTCTATATCATATGTGTATTCTAAAAAAATTGAAATGTTTTTTTTACAATATGCCGAAGACAGCGATTCAAGCAAACAACGAACGATGGCAGTAAATCCTAATTTGGCTACAATTATGCGGGTGATCGAAGAAAATCAAGAAAAAATGACCGAAGGAGAATATCTCGAAGCGATGAATGCTTTGGGTGCACTCCATCGTGAAGTTCCAGTCCAACAACAAGCTCAATCTTCCCACCAAGTGCGCGCGATTCCTCCGTCTTATGCTGCTGCCGCCGCCGCCCCTCTATTTGCGGGACAGCACATTCCAGAAGTCATGGGCGGCAACATTACGGAACTACGTGCGTGGGAGCGCGTGAAACAGTATCACCCCGATCCTTTTCAAAACCGAATTCGTGCGGAAGAATGGATGCTTCTACCTTACGAGACCCGGTATCGACTCTTGCGTGAAGCGACGGAGCATTTTGTCAACAAAAAAGAACCGTTACACCGCACACCAGAACCGTCAGTCTGTCCGTTCATCACACGTCACGCGGTCGGACTTTGGAGCGATGAAGACGGTGGCAACAAGAACTGGGAATGCGTATGCGGCTACCTTGGAAAAGTCCGGCACTGGAAGAAACACGAAGAGAGCGAGCGTCATCAGGAGTGGGCCACTCATCGTACCGTAAGCCGACGCAAAATACAAAAAATGAAGGCGTACATCAATGATGACGAAGTGGGCAACTTTGTTCACTTCGCAAGTTACGCGCCGAACCCGGCTGGACTGTATCCCGGCGGAATTCGATTCTATACCGTTTGGCAGGACAAAAATGAATGGACGCATCCGGAATTGTTTGCGGAATTTCATCGACGCCCAATTCCGGTGTTTCACTTGGACGAGTGCGGCAACGTTGGCGAAACCACGACGACGTGGTATGTTCATCGCAGAAACATCTGGGCCAGGCAGTATGTTCAGTAAGTAAGTGTGTGTGTGTGTGTGTGTGTGTGTGTGTGTGTGTAAAGAGGTGCGGGTATGCCTCATTTTTTTATACGAATTCGGTCTTCAATGGTGTAAATAAAAAGTGTTAGAACACACACACACACACACAAACTTACATCTTTTGATGCTCCATATATTTCGCGATGATATTCCGCATAATGTGAGCGGAATTGTCCTGAAACTCCATTCTGAACTCTTCCGGAAGCCGACTGATAATCGAAGCAAGAGTGGTGGTCGTGGAATCTTCTTCGGTCGCTTCGGCACTCATCTCCGTGGTGACTGCTTGTAATAGCTCCGATGCGGCGGTTGCCTCATCATACGTCGGCGGTGGCGAATTCACGATGAAGAAGTTGTCACAATTTTTTTGCGGCGTTTCACTCCACATGACGGTCCGCATCCATTCGTAATGCTCCTGAACCTTGTTTTCGTATTCCGTGCGGGGCCGGATGTCAAACCAGTCATCCTTGCTCTGAACAAGCATGACGATCCGGAAGTCGTTGGTGTAATGCTTGTGGTCGCCAGTCATTTCAATCCAAATTCGCGAGGGTTTCACGTGTTCCTTCTCGTAATCTTGATGCCTTTTCAGCAGCGCAGGTGGAATCGGCTTCTGCCAAGTTGATATGCTGCTATCATCAACCTTCTCTAAATGAAACCACTTGATACTCAGAGGACTGCGGTAAGACGCGATTTGATTCGCGTCGGTCTTCAGCCAGTGTTCGCTTTTACAGTATTTCGGCGTGTGTCCAATTTCACCACATCGCGCACATTGTTGTTCGAGAAGGGCCGGACACGTGATTCTTGAACCAAATTCCGGGCTGCTTTTCGTGTAATGTGTCTTACAGACTGCGAGAGGGAAGCCGCGATGCTGACAAAACGTACAGAAGCGTCGCATCTTTCTTGATTTCGTTTGGTTACGGACATCGACCGTTCGCGCCATGTCGGCCTTTTCTTTGTTTGCCGCATCCTGCTCTTCTTTTTCGTCATTCCATATATTCTTGAAACGTATTGGGGAGAAGAAGTTCCAACCTGGAACTATTTTCTTCATTTCGGCGGGGGGTATTCTTTCCAAACGGTATGGTGGGAGTTGAGCCATATCCAGGCGGCGGTATTTGGGCTCAGGAACTCTCGCACTCGTCGTCGTCGTATTCATCTTTGTCTGTTGCTTGTTGTCGCTGTAATTTGATGAATCATAAAAAAACATTTCAATTTATTCATGGGTTCGCATTCTTACCATCCAAACAGAGTTTTATTCATCCATTTCGCTGTCGTAGTCGTAGTCGTGTTCCTCTTTGAAATGAACCGACTTCATCGGTTTTCCGTTGTCCCACGTTCCTTCGAAGATGACGATCTCGCCACCATTACCAGATTTTTGAACATGAAGTCCGTAACCATGAAGCTTGTCATCTTCCCAAGTTCCAGCGTATTCGTGCCATTTGGCGAGATGAGCATTTTCGGCGGCTTCTTCGCTCGTGTAGTTTTTCAGGGGCATACCATACACAAATGCTGGCGTGCGAAGAGTCCCTCGACCATGGCGCAAATGGCTTAGACCGCCGTTCGTGATGCTTGTGGGGTCATTCATGCGCATATGCCCCATATAAACGGTTCCATCCGAGTAACTGTATATGTGTTCTTGAACTGCGAGTTGGGCGGCGTCAGCTGCTTCGATTTGTCTTGCCATTTTTTCTCTTTCTAAAAATTCGATGATAGACGGGTTCAGATACTGTGTTTCAGACCAGGGATGATCCATTCACGCTGAGATATGCCATCATAGGATAAAAACATTTCAATTTAATGGAATGGAATAGAATGGAATAAAAAGTGTTAGTTCATAGACACATACATAGTTAGCTTACCTGCGGCGTTCGTGCTTTTGGCGGTTTTACTGTCCGCAGTTGAATGGCATCTGGCTCTGGTCGTCGCACACGGCGATGAAGTCGTATTCGACGCTTGTGGTGAGGTTTGACATCATGACGTTTTGGAGAAACTCGCTGGTCATTTGTTCCGGGTCGAAGACAAAGGACTCGGTGTTGTCTTCATCGCCCCAGTTGGACGCGTGGTTGAGTTGAACCTTGCGCACATCGACCGCAGGAAGTGCTGGTTGCGGTTCTTCGTTGGCGGCACCGACAGCGTGTTTTGACGCGCAAAGAGCAGTCGATTCAAGGTTCAAACGCACACGAGGTCCGTGATGATGAGCGTATGGCTCACGACGGCGTTGTGGTTGTTCTTCTGGTTCTTGCCTTTTCAACGCAGCTTGAAGCCATGGCTTGGACTGACGGTCTTGCTGACGGTAGTATGCGTCATCACGGTCTCGAATTTCACGCTCGGTGCGTTCGGTGTCTTCGCGTAACGTGTTGTAACCGTAACGGCGCTCTTCACGGCGAGGCTGCTGCTCACGCTCGATGTAGCGATCTTCGTTGCGCCGAGGCTGCTGCTCACGCTCGATGTAGCGCTCTTCGTTGCGGCGAGGCTGCTGCTCACGCTCGATGTAACGCTCTTCGTTGCGGCGAGGCTGCTGCTCACGCTCGATGTAACGCTCTTCGCGGCGACTGTTGTATTCGGGGCAGTAAGACGACGTATGTCCGGGATTGTGGCAAATTCGGCAGGCTTGATTCAGGAGTGTTGGACAGACGACTTTTCCTTCGGGTCCGGGCTGGTTCTTTACGAAGTGACTGGTATATTCCTTCTCTGATTTTCCGGCATCACGGCACACCTTACAAAATGGGGTGGCAGCGACGGCGGCGGTATTGCGGCTGGTAGTATTTCTGGACGACGACATTTGTGTATTCGATTGATTGTTTCTGATAGAAGCTCTGTTGATGACTGATTTGAAGAAAAACATTTCAATTTTTTTTCAAATGCTTGAATTCCAGCAGAATCATGTTATTTCTTTACTCCAAATGACCCGCCGTCATCATGATCGCCGAAAAGGAATGTGTAAATTCTTCCAAGTCTTTTTCGGTTAGGTCGCTTCGTCTTCCGCGAGGTACCTTAGGGGTCGATACGTCATCGTCTTCTATCGTCGCGGAGTTAGAAGACGCATGTAGTTTGTTATAAAGGGGCATATCGGGCGTTTATATATTATACTAACATATTTGTTTATGTAGATATTATGAACGATGGTATTTATGTATTATAGTCTATCAAATCCACCGCATATTTCTCATATATTTTCTCTTTTAGTTTCGAGATTTCGAGAGAAATCCTTGTTTCCGTAATCGCCGGGGTTGAAGAGTCGAGCGGATTCGGTACAATAAATGTATGACTAGACGTCCATCGATATCCGTTGCTATTATCCTTTTGATCATATACGAGAGATAATGTAGCTGACGATGACGACTGCCGTATAACACGTAATGTAGTATATTTCGGTAAATATTTATTATATATGGACCATCGATTCTCGCACATCGTAGTCGTAGCGACGGATGTAGAATTATCCGCCATATCAGGAATCGCCTTTTCTAAATCCGAGACAACTTGGTTCGCCTCTTCCAACTTTTCATGTAATGAGATTTTCCCCGATTTTGAACTGACCCACGGGCGCGAGAGCTTGGGATGCGACTCGACCTTGAAATATTCTCTCGAAACACGTTTTCCATTTTTAAGATTCACGAACTCCCGATAATATACAACATACTTCTTCATCATTTGTTGCGTGATACCCGGCGGCAACGATTGCGCCGTATGTTTTCTCTCGCGTTTGTCGTTTCTAGCAGACGGCAGGGCGATGCTGCTGCTGCTGCTGGGTTCGGCGGTGGCGTCGGCAGGTTCCATTTTGTATATCCACCGTATAAAACATATAAAAATGAAACGCTCCTAAATATCAAAGACCCACGCGATGAACGCAATCCAGCAAGCAAAACGTTCTCTTTATGGCGGACTCATCTTCAAGTGTTCGCAAATCGGGTTCGCGTTGCGGAGCACGCTGTGTTATACCAACCGGATTAATGTAGGGATTCATGATTACGCGGAATACGCCGCACAGTTACGCGACGGAGATTCCATTTTCATATCGACAAGAGAAACCGAAGTACCGATTCATACCCTCGTCGCGATTCTGCGAGCACGTAATGTTCGTGTGATCTTTTATATCATGGAAGAACCGCTTGTTGCGTGGGAGTTTGTCGAGAGATTGCTTCCAGTAAGTATTCGGATTCTGGTTCAGAATAATACCTACGACCACCCGAAGGTAGGTATTATGCCGATTGGAATACGGGATTGCGGATCGATCGTTTTGATGCATAACCGATTTCATCATTCGTGTTTGTATGAGAAGGGGGTCTCGATGCTTCGCACGCAAACGTGGGCGGATATGCGGCCGATAAAATGTTTACTGTGTTTCAGCGTATGGACACACCCGACTCGTCAGGAGTGCTATGATTTGTTTTCGTCATCGTCATTCGTATATAACCTCAACGATGACCCCGCACCAGAACGACGCGAAGAACGAGATAAACGTGACACACCGGAGTATTTTTATGAGAAGATTCCTCCGGCGGTGATCTATGATAAGACGCTGGAAAGCCGATATGCGCTTTGCCCGCGGGGGTGCGGCGTCGATACCCACCGGTTCTATGAATGTATTTACTTAGGTTGCGTTCCGATTGTTCTCCGGACTCATACGGTGTTTGACCGGTTGTATCGCGAGTTTCCATGTCTCGTTGTCGAGAGATGGACGGATATAACCGAAGACCTGCTAGACCGATCCTACCCAGATTGTTTCGCTAGGATGCGCGATTTTCACGCACGGTATCCGCGGTTTTTGACGGACCTGGATAGTATTGAGGGGTTGTTGAGAGGGCTATGCGAAGCGAAGCGGAGCTGAGCGTAATACCGGATTTTTAGTATTATATTAGTATATATTTAGATGCCTTCGACTACCCGTCGCCGCCGTAGTTGGTCCATGAAATACAAGCGCAGTATCATCTGCCGACGTCCGCGCGGATTCTCTCAGCGCCAGCATTGTAAATATGGACGGCGGGGATGGAAGACAACGATGACGCGGCGCATCAAATCCAAATCCACGAGAGATTAAATTGAAATCATCTTAATGAATAATAGTATAAATGTATCGGCATCGTGAATTGTATTATTCAATAGAGATGAACTCGTTTATTCGTAATTTTGTTGCGCGTGTGAGTTCTTTGGTCGTAACACCATCATCATCCGTGGTGGCTGCGGCTCCCGCATTAGGACGCTGGGGCATTCAATATGACGAAAAGGTTATCGACCGCAAAATCACGCAAGCAAATGAAGACCACTGCGGGTGTTGTGTTGTCGCCGAGAACCCGAAGAAAGAAGCAGCGCCGACGTCGGCGAAGAAGAACAGTAGCGTGATGCGGTATGAGAAAACGGAGGAGTATTTATTGCCGTATGTAATGTAATGAAATAAAATATAACCAATACGTATATTCTATTTTTATGATGATAAACTGGACGAATGTGTTTCAGCTTTTACCATCCATATTAGCGGGTGTTATTCTTATTATAATAATGGTGGCTCAAATAAACAGCCCGAGTGCGACCATTCCGCATATTGACATTTCGACGGCGTATGTCGAGTATTTGCTTTCTTTCATCGCAAGTTTCGTGCTCTTGTATTGGATGCTGGCTCCATTTTATTACCTACTTCGGGGTGACAGGTCGACTATTGTTTCAAGTGGTTTGTTGTTTTTGATCGGTTATGCCTTTCTGGCCATAATACTGAGCCCGTTTGGTTTGTTAAGCATTCGTTTCTTTATAGAAGACGAGACTTATGCGAAATATATTTCGATGAGTACAATCGTAAGCACCATCGTGGTGTTGTATTTTACGTTTAGGGCCGCGTTGGGTTGAACGCGCGCGGCGCAGCTGTCAATAAAAAATATATATTCTCTCGTTACTTCATAACACAATCCACAACGAACATGAATCTCAACTTCAACCTTACAAAATACGCCGGCGTTATGGCGTTTTACGCCGTGCTCACGTACGTCGTGTTCCCAGCCATCGCCTATTTCTTATTCGGAAAGACCTTGGAGGCAGCCGGCAACGGTTTCATCGCCGGAAGTGTCGTATCGGTGGTTCTGTGGCGGATGGTTGGGATGGGGATGGTGAAAGGAGCGTAAGCGGGCGTGACTCGGAATTACAAATGCCGTTTGATAATATACGCGCTTAATAACCCTGTAATCGTCGAAAAGAATAACACGGTTTTGAATATCTTAAAAAATTCATCTTTATCTGGAATGTGAATTTTTATTTGGTCGCTAATACGTATATATTCGTGTTGTTTATGCTCGCCATTCTTTCCGATATTGAAATGGATAAGCGCTTCCATAAAAAATATAATAAATGTGATAAAAGTGATAACAATAAAGATGACTTTCATTTTTTATTATATATAATCCCGAGAATATCATTTCTGGGGATATCGTCCTATTTTAGATGGACGATTCAATAATACTCAAACATGAAATCCGGGTCACCGGTGATGTTGCGAAGAATATGTGTCGTGTAGGCGCGTTCAACCGCGTCGGCTTCATAATAATTCCAATATGCGTCTTGAAGGCTCAAGTCGGGGTAGCGCGTATTATTTCTACTCTGAACATTAGTGAAGTGGCTCATCGTGCAATAATGAGGTGAAGGCGGATAATCATTTTTTACAAAGACGCCTTTGCTATTCAGGTGGGCAAATTCCGGTCGTTTTTCGCGGATGAGGTACATTTTACCGGGTATAAGTTCGATTGGAGGGACAAGGCGTAGTGGTCGCATCTGTGTTGTGGGGGTGTTGGATTGTTTATGATATTGGCCGGAAATAAAAATACTTACGATTCAATTTTATTATTGATTGGTTTAGTGTAATGAAGTCAATCCGTTAATCCATCGCCCCCGCCCCGTATTTTGCCTCTACTTTCTCTTTCATTTTCACGATTTCATCCTCGATTGTATAATTTTCAGGCAATACCATCCGCAATCCTTCGCGAACACCGGTGTCGGGTCGTCTTCGCTCATATACCAAGTGTGGTTTTTCGCGCACAACGACGAGAGATACGTATTTTGGTAGTACCGCCGCTGGCGAAGTATCTTCGGGGAAGATGCCCTTTTCCAAATTGCTCACGACCTTATTGGCGGCTTCCAATTTTTGTAACAGCGACACTTTTTCGGATTTGCTCGTCATCCATGGTTTTTCAAGTTTGGGATGTTTTTCAACCTTGAAGAATTCTCTCGATCGTGTGTGTTCTTTATCCAAGTATTCGAAGTAATACACGACATACTTCTTCATCATATCTTGGGTGATTCCTTCTGGAAGTGCGCGAGCACTATGTTTTCTCTCGCGCTTGCTTCCGTCATCCGCAGTTCCTTTGCTGTTCTTTTGCTGTTCTTGCATCGTCGCAACGCGTAAATTGTCGTATCGGTTGTTCAGGGGGTTGCGGTCAAGGTGGTCGACACTCACGATGCTCGTACCCTTTCCATTTCCCCATGTATCCATAATCACTTGATGGATGAAGACGTTATTGTGGCACGAAATATATCCGTTTGTGGTTTTGTACCACGTGAGTTTCTCGCCTTTGTTGTGGGTTGCTTCGTATTCCAGTATTTTTTGATAGCTCGTGGGGCATAATTCGCAGTATTCATTAGGTTCGCAGTACATAATGACCGTCGTGATTTCGCCGGTTTGTGGATTTGTGATTTCCCAGAGCGGATTTTTCATTTGATTGGCGGTGCGTCCGAGAGATTTCGTGTGGCCTGGCTTGAAGGTCACGCCGGAGACTGAGTCGGAGTCGGCGGTGGCGGAGCCGTATTTTTGGGTGATATACTCGTGTTGTGATTGGAATTGGAGCATGGCGTAACGAATGAGCGTAACGAAGTGTAGCCGAACGAATGTGTAGCCGTGTATGGATTAGAGTGAAATGGAATAAACAATTTCAATTTTTTGATTTGAGGGAAAATTGAAATTAAATTAGGTGGGGGTGATTTTATAAGTAGGGTAAAAATATGTCGAAGTGTGCCTTTGTTGATGAGGATGGGGTGAGGTGTCCGAAATATCCAATCTATAATTATGAAGGAGAAATTAAGCTTTTATTCTGCAACCTTCATAAAGAGGACACCATGGTTAACGTCAAGGATAAACCATGTATTTACGAAGGATGTAAAATCAGACCTACATATAACTATGAAGGAATGACAAATGCGTTATATTGTTCTTCTCATCGCTTTGAAAATATGATTGATGTAAAAAATCGAAAATGTATTCACGATGGATGCAAAACAATTGCTTCTTGCAATTATCACGGAGAAAAAAGGGGTTTGTATTGTAGAAAGCATAAATTACAAGGAATGTCTGATATAATAAATAAACTGTGTATTTACCCAGACTGTAAGACAAGACCAACGTATAATTACAAATCTGAAAAGAAACCAATTTTATGTGGTATTCATAAACAAGACGGTATGATAAATGTCAAAAGTAAAAGATGCATACACGAAGGATGTAATATAATCCCAAATTATAATTATGCGAATGAAAAAACGGCATTGTATTGTTATAGCCATAAACTCCCCAATATGAAAGATATCAAAAATAAAACCTGCCGGAATGAATGGTGTAATACATATGCTTTTGTCGAGAAATATGATGGTTACTGTGTTCATTGTTTCATACACATGTTTCCTGACAAACCGGTCTCTCATAACTACAAAACCAAAGAACGATGTGTGGTTGAATACATCTCATCACATTTCCCGGATTTCAGTTGGGTTGCGGATAAAACAGTAACGGATGGATGCTCGCGTCGCAGACCTGACTTATTGCTTGATCTAGGGTATCAAATCATTATTGTGGAAGTGGATGAAAACCAACACATTCAATACGACTGCTCTTGTGAAAATAAACGAATAATGGAATTGTCACAAGATGTAGGCCATAAACCAATTGTATTCATTCGATTTAATCCTGATGAGTATTCAGATGCGAATGGCGATGACATTACTTCATGCTGGGGTGTGAATGGGAAAGGTATTTGTGTAGTGAAGAAATCAAAAGAAAAAGAATGGGAGTCGCGCTTGGAGAGGTTGCGCGAACAAGTGGAATATTGGACGAACCCCGAAAACGCTACAGAGAAGACGGTTGAAATTGTGGAGTTGTTTTATGATTGTGACTGTTAGATATATGACGCGATGATAGAACGCGTATGGAAATAAATTGAATATACTATTTTTTATATTTATCTTGCGATAAACATAAAATAGAATTGTAGATATGAGGCTGTGATGCACTACGAATTTCAATTCGAGTAGGCCCTCTTGTACCCTAAGTTTCCCTAGGGGATGGACTGTATCTTAAGCCGTTTCAGGTTGCTTACACCTTCATCAACGACCCATACCCGTTCAGTCTCTGACACCCGATCATAGGCTTTGCTTAGCGCCCTTAGATCGTCGGTATGCTGATCACCTAATTTCAAAGATTATTACCGTACCCAAGTTTCTACTCTTGGCCGCTTATTCCTTTCGGATATAAGGTTGGTACTTTGAACTCTAAAAGGCTTCCCAGAACAACAAGGTATGTCGCAACTCCGACTTATCGTCGTCGGAATCACTAGTGTCTGGTCTGGTTATATCATTAAAAACATGATACTGAGGACGCAACTCGTTTTCTGTAATCAGAGCTCAATTGATCACAGGAGGACACTTTTCGGTTCTTGTTTACTGTTGATAGTAATAACATCCACATTACTATAACTAGTGCTTCAAAACCCCCCATACCGGACATCACACGAAGAACGTTGTAATTCACGGCATACACGCGAACCTTGGCAGTGTTAGTTCCCTCAACGGTGGCGTTGGAAAGAACAAGCTGAAGGGTAGCGTTATCAATACGAGAGAAGTTGCACGAGCCGGAAGGCTGGTGCTCCTCGGGCCTCAGCGCGAAGGAATACAGGTTGATACCGGTGTCGGGGGCGCGAGTGTGGTGCTGCCAAGGCTGAACGAGGTCGAAGTAGGTTCCTTCGCGCTCAGAGAAGCGGTCCTGGCCGTTAAGCTGGAGCTTGGCAGTGACAACTGGGTTCTCACCCCAGCAGTGCATATCGAGAGAAGTCTCGGTGAGGACAAAAGTGCCGGCATCAGAGACACCGGAGTTAATACCGGGGCCAAAG